ACTTGGGAAGAGTTTGATAGTTACCAAAGATTTAGCGTCACAATTGCATATAGATATCATGTTAATGACTTTACGCAGAGAACACTTTCTGCAATCACATAATTAAGGAGAAACATTATGGCTTTACCACAAATTAACACACCCACATTTGAATTGACTTTACCTTCCTCAGGTCAGCAAGTTCGATACAGACCATTCTTGGTCAAAGAACAAAAAATTCTTTTGATGGCATTAGAGAGCAAAGAATCAAGCGAAATGCTTCGTGCTATCAAACAGATTATCGCAAACTGTTGTTTAAGTGAAGGCGTAAAAGTTGACGCACTTCCAATGTTCGATTTGGAATATTTCTTCATGCGCCTTCGTGCAAAATCAATTGGTGAAACAATTGAATTGAATCTAACTCACTTTGAAAAGACAAATCGTGAGATGAATGAGTGTGATCATACTACAAAATTCACACTCAATCTTATGGAAGTTGAAGTTGAAAAAGATCCAGAACATCAAGTCAAGATTGTTCTTGATGAAGAAAAGCAGATTGGTATTGTATTGAAATATCCAACCATCTCGCTTGCAGATAAAATGCAGAAAGCAGACACAAAGAATCAAATGGATGTAATTGTTGATGTTGTTTGTCAATGTATTGACTACATCTTTGATGCGGAGAACACATATCCAGCGTCAGAATCGACAAAGCAAGAATTGCAAGAATTCATTAACAACCTTAGCCAAGAGCAGTTCGCTAAGATTAACGGATTCTTTACCACAATGCCTAAACTCAAGCATACAATCAATTGGCGTTGTGACAAGTGTGGTACAGATGATCACATTACGCTGGAGGGTATGGCAAATTTTTTCGGATAGCATTGTCTAGTGATAACCTAACTAATTATTACAAGACAAATTTTGCTCTGATGCAACATCATAAATATAGTTTAACTGAACTAGAAGAGATGATGCCATTCGAAAGAGAAATTTATATTATGCTTCTAACGCAGTTCGTTAAAGAAGAAAACGAAAGACAAAAACAACAAGAGGCTAACATGAGAGCCCGAACTAGAAGATAAAATAAATGGCAGATTTAGTTGGTAAGTTAGGTCAAACAATCAAAGGCTCTGTTCAAAACTTTGGAGCCGGATTCAAACAGGCAGCCATCTCAGGCAATCCTGCGCTTTTTGGTGCAGGATTGAGTGTTTTAGGAAAAGCATTCGAAAAAAATACCTCTGAAGAAAAAGCAGACAGAGCAAAAGATCGTGAAGAGAGAAGACGCCAAAGACAGTTTGATGAAGAGAATCAAAACGAACAGAGAAAACTAGACAATGACATTCTAGGCACACTTAAATCAATTGAGAAAAGCGTTGAAGCAATTCTCGCAATTCTTGATAAGAAAGACAAGCCTGGCTTTGGTCTCGGACCTCTTCTTCTTCTTGGAAAAGGTGTAGAGCAATTAGTCAAAGGTTTCAAGCCATTCTTAGAAAATCTTAAAAAGTTCTTTACAGTTAAGATACCAGACTTTTTTAAGAGCATATTCGACAAAATCAAAATTCCAAAAATTGCAGATAGTCTTACGAAACTGTTAGGCAATCTTGCTGATTTATTTAAGAACGCATTTCAAAAACTCAAACTTGGATTTGCAGAAAGATTTCCGAAACTTCAAAAAGGTATTGATGAAATCTTCGATGTAATTCGAACATCAATTCGCTTTGTTGGTAATCTCATTAGTGATCTATTCAATCGTGTGGCGCAACTCGTTACACGAATCATGCCTTCAATTCCAGGAATGCCAAGACCTGGTGCCGGTAAAGCGCCAACAATTAAACAAGAAGGTACAAGATTTAGAAGCACAGAAACAGGAAAGTTTGTTTCTGCTGATGCCGCTAAAGCCGCTGGTTATGTTGATGATGCCGGTGCAGTAGTTAAAGGTGTTGATACTGCCGCAGATATTGCAAAGGTTGGTGTCGTTGGTGCTGGTCTTGCTAAAATTCTAGGCGTATTCAAAGGTCTTGGTGATGTACTCTCTGGACCTATAAAAGCATTTGGTGAAATTACTGATGTGCTTGCTTTTGCAAGAGGTTTAGGTAAAGTCATTGTACCGCTTGGTGTTATCATCTCAATCTTTGATGGTATCTTTGCGGCAGTTGATACTGCAACACTTGAAAAACAATTTGGTCCAGGCAATGTAGGAATTCAACAGAGAATCGCCGCATTCATCGGTGGCTTCATTGGAAGTATCGGTGGTCTCTTTGATGTGCTTGGCAAACTCATGGGCATCGATACTGGCGAGGGTGAGAATTCAATTCAAGGTCAGATGACCGCCTTCTTTACAAAAGTATCTGATGAAGTATTAAGTGGCATTGCCGCATTCTTAAAATTCATCGGTACGATTATTACTTCAGACACATTTCAAGAAGTTTGGAAAGCCGCAAAAGAAACATTATCAAAAGGTTTTGAAGCCGTACTCGCACTCTTTACGCTAATCAAAGACATATTCATGTCTGATACAATGATGTACATCTACAAGGTAATAGGTGGCATCGTTGGCGAAACAGTTAAGACTGCACTTAAAGCACTTGGAAATATTGTAGAGTTTATTCTTGGATTGATCACATTTGATACAACCAGAATGGCTGGTGCAGTAAAAAATCTTGCAGGAAATATTGTTGAAGGTATTGGTAATATCTTCAAATTAATTGCAAACACTCTCATTGAAGGTATGAATGCATTTATTGATGCATTACCTTTACCTCAGTCTCTAAAAGACAGAGCGAAAATAGGTAAGTTTGCAATACTAACTCAAAGAGATAGAGAGTTAAATGCGCTTACTGAAACTGTAGCCGCACGACCAAAAGATGCCGCAGCCGCCGAAGAGTGGGACAAACAATATGGTAAGTTTTATGATCGATCAGGCAAACTAAAAGCCTCTACACTTAAAGAACAAACTGAACTCAGAAAACTCATTGCAGATGGAATGTATGACGCATTGAAGCGTCCTGGTTCGTTATCTGTAAGTGAAGCATTAAATATTAGTGCAAAAATTACTCAAGATGAATTTGAGTGGCAACAAGAACAAGCAAGAAAAACTGAACAATATCGTGCAGAAAGAGATGCATTACAGAAACGATTCTATACTACATTAGAAAATGGTTTTGAAAGAATGCTCACTAAAGGTGCCGGTGGTTTTGGAAAAGGTACTGCACCTGGTGGCGCAAGAAGTGCAATCGAATCTGCAATTGGTCCAGCATTTCAAAAACTTGGAACCAGAATATTTGGTAAAGAGATGGGTGGGGAGATGGGTCAAATCTTCACACAACTCTTTGGTAGTTACGGCGACCAGATAGCAACTCAGGTTCTTGGTCCTGCCCTCTTTGGTGCAAATAAAACTGGTGGTGAAAACGCAAATCGATTCTTCAATAGCCTTGCGAGTGGCAACAAGAAGAATGCGATGGAAGATTTCATCTATGGAACAACAGGCATTTCAATTGGTTCTAGAAGTGCGTTAGGATATGAAAAAGGCACTAAAGAAATTGCAAAAGAACTTGCACAAGTATTAGGTACACCTTTCGATCCACTCTTCAGTCTTGATCAAGCGGAGCGCCAAAGACTTGAGCAAGCAAATGCAACCAGTCAGCCTATCGTTGACGCAATTGAAAGACAAACTATAGCACTTACAACACCACCAACAGTAGCAGGTGGAGGTGCCGTAGTCGTTGATCCTGTTACAGGACAAGTCATATCTGGTTCAAGAGGAATTTATGGTGGCGGTGGTGGAGGCGGTGGTGGTGCCGCAGGAATGGTCGGAGCACAAGGCTCTCTCATTCCCGGAATGCCAGCAACATCCAAGGCGCTAATCAATTTTGGTAGTCAATATCTAGGAAGAAAACTTGGTGTAGATACATCTACATTTGGTGGTGCAATGGCACAGACTGGATTGAGTGCCGCAGTCAACGCCGCACTTACTGGTGGTGATGTATTAAATGCATTAACAAGCATCAACTCCATTTCTAGAATGGGTGAACAAATTTCAAGACTAGGTGTTGAAGGTATGATGAGATCCACATCTGGCTTTGGTCAAGCCGCAGGAAGTGCGGCAATGAACTTTGGTGGTGGTTTACAGGCTGGTGGTTCTGGTGGTTTCTATAGTATGTCAAATGTTGGAACCATGACTACGGCTGGACAAGTAGGTTATGTCGCAGGCGTGATTGGTGCCGCTATGACTGCTAAATCAATTTCTGATGCATTCTCTGGTGGTTATAAGTCTGGCGTTGGTGACGCCGTAGCCGTTGTTGGTTCGTTCTTCGATCCAACAGGAGGATTTATTGCTGGTGCCGTTGGTGGTATTGTGAATCGTCTGTTCGGTCGTAAAGCACCAGAAGTTACAGATACAGGTATTACAGGAACTCTGAAGACCGATTCTGTTTCACTAAAACAATACACAGACATTCTAGAAAAAGGTGGTACTTATCGTAGTGATAAACGATACACACAATATGCTGATCTTGATCCTAAACTTGTAAAAGGCATCACAATGGCGATTGGTGCTTTGGTTGACGGCATTAAGAAAACTGGTGAAGCAATGGGGCTTGACCGAGCAACCGCTTCAGCATCATATCGTGATGCATATCAAAAATTGTTGAGAGGCGAATTTACTCAAGAGGTTAGAGTTTCACTCAAAGGTTTGTCTGAAGAAGAACAAAAAGAAGCACTAGAAAAGATGATCACAGATTTTGCTGAAGGCTATCTGAGAGATGCTTTTGGAACTACACTTGATCGATTCCAAAGATCAGGAGAAAAACTTTACGAAACATTTGACCGTTTGACTAAAGCGGCAATCGCAATGTCTGACATTACATTGAAACTTCGTTATAATTACGATGCACTTAATGTTGCCTTAGACGAATTTGATGCGGCCGCATTGGCAGATAGATTCTTTGATCTTGCTGGTGGCATTGACAAGTATGCAAAAGATGTTCAATTCTACTTTGAAAACTTCTATACTAGAGAAGAGCAATTAGAATATGCCGCAGAAAAAGGTCGCCAACTAATGGAAGCATCATTAGAAAAAGTTGGTCTTGATGCTTCAATGAGTGTCAAAGGTTTGACTGATATGATGGGTGAGAATTTTGAAGATGCTAGAAAAGCATATCGTAAAGTCGTTGAAGATTTCATTGCCGCTAATGGTGGCATGGAAGAGATTGTAAGAAAAGGCGATCCAAAAGTTATTGAACAACTTGCAAGACTGCAAGGCGAACTTGCACAAGAATACTATGCAACTGCAAAAGCAATTCAAGAACTTGATAGAATTAAAGGAACATCAAAAGAAGCATTGACTGGTGCCGCTAGAGCAATCTTCATGGCAGACATGGCTGCCGCAGGAAGATCATTTGCGGTTGGTGGTATTACATCAGGACCTAGATCAGGTTATGCCGCAATGCTACACGGAACTGAAGCGGTTGTTCCTCTGCCAAATGGTCGTGAGATTCCAGTCGAATTGAAATTTCCACAATCTGAATTGGGTATGAATCGCACATACATTAACAATATTGTTGGTAACGGAAATGCTACAGTTAGATCGTCTCCAACAAATGTGATCACATCAACACCTCAAGCAACTTCTGGTTCATCACCAAACAGAGTACTCTCTTCCGCATATTAAAAAAAGCCCCTCATTGCGAGGGGCTAAAACTACAAGAAGAACTCAAGGAGATTTTAGTCTTCGGCTAACTTTTCAAAGTAACTCAAACTTTCGTCATCGTCATCATTCCAAGGTGGTGTGTCATCCTCAACAGTCTTAGCCTTAACTGGTTCGGATTTCTTTGAAATAGGTTGACTTGGTTTCTCAACAGCCACAGTATCATTCTCAAGATTAAGAACCAAATTCAAACGCTTTTTCAATTCGTCATAAGATTTGAAATTGCTTTCTGCAAGAAACTCAGAGAGTTTGTGTTCAGACTTCCAAATCTTTTCAAGGTCATCATCATCTTCACTCAGTCGAGCAGGTGAATCAAATTCAGACTTGTCATAGTTAGTGTAGCCTTCTACTTTGCGAATCTTCAGTTTGAAGTTCGCACCTTCCCACAAGTCAAATGGATTGACTGGTGATTCATCTTCAAACTCAGGATTCATCATATCGTTGAGTTTGTCGAAAATTTTCTTGCCATACTTGAACAAGAAAACTTTACCTTCGTTGTCAGGATTGGCTGGATCCTTAACAACATAGATGTTGGAAATGTATTGCAGTTTACGCTTTTGCTTTCTGGCAATCTCTTTGTCAGATTCAAGACCAGAATTCCATAGCACAGAGTTATACTCTGAGACTGGATCTTTTTTGTTTAGCGTAGTGAGGGAATTCTCAATGTACCATTGACCAGTAGGTCCTTGGAATGAGTGTGAGAAGAGTTGAACCCAAGGCATGTCTTCGCCTTCGGCGGCAGGAAGAAAACGAATAACTGCTAATCCGTTACCTGCTTTGTCGACCGTTGCTTTCCAGAAGCGATCATCTTCATAGGACTTCTTTTCGCCATCTTTAGAGTTGAGTTTGTTGACTTGCTCTGTCAACTTTTCCAAATCTTTGGTGCGTGACTTGCGTAGTTCTGCGAATGAATTTGCCATATATTTTCTCCGTATGTAAATGTATTAAACCGTATGTTTATCTTGTCCACTATTCTCATGATGTACATTAGTATATAGTCGTTCAAGATTCTTTTTTGATAGACATAGCGCACAAATTTTTCTCTTTCGCCATAAAGAGGGTGGTGCTATTGTTCCACTAGGTCTTTCAAAATTCTTTTCATTTTGCTTCTGTCGTACTCTAAAAATGGCTGGTATTTTTTGCATAGTTGACTTACCTCTTTATAAACTGGATCAATAATCTCTTTATCATACCGCTTGGTAAACTCCATAATTGAGTTTAGTATTGTGAGTGTTTCTAAACTAATTTCACCTCGCAAGTATTTCTTGATGATGTTTGGATGATCTCCTTCGTTAACTCCAAACCAACTATTAATCTGTTCTGAATTCCATCCTTCGATAAAAGACATTTCGTTTTTAAAAAGATAGGTAAGAGATTGCTTTTTTCTCAGCCAGTCTTTGTACCTATTCTCACATTCATCTGATAGAAGTTCACCAACCCAAACCTTCGGGTCGTGTATCATATTCGCCACAAGAAAATCTTCAAGGTACTTGTCTTTTCGATTTCCTAACTTAGCAAAAAATATTTTATCCCTTCGCTTCAGAAAAGAATCATAACTCACATTGACCTTACGATTATACTTGATGTAGTCGTATTTGTCAAGTGTGAAATGATTCTTTATGCCAAGGTATATTTTGTATGCATCAATTGCTTCCATCTTCATATAGGTAACTTAGCATTTTTTGTCGTAATCATTCTTCCTTTGATTGCCTCACTCTCAATTACATTCTTCATCTTACTGGTAATTAGAGATGCGGCAGTTTCAATTTCTAAGTTGTTTTGTTCGCAAAAGAGTACTACCGCATCGATCATTGTAATTGGAGATTTTTCTTTCATCAATTCTTTGATCTTTGTTTCAAACTCTTTTGACGATAAGATATTTAATTTTATATTCATCGCTTTTTGGCTGGTGCCTCCGGTGCCTCAAGTTGTTGATGGGTAATTGCATACGCTAGACAAACATTGTCGGTTGCTGGTGCATATGCACATCGTACTGTAATCGGATCAATACCCTTCTCAATCGCATTGCTAATGTTGTCTGCCATAAGAATTTTTCCCATTACAGAATTTGCTACGATTAGAATACCTACAACAACAATTGTGATTGCAACAATTATGAGTGCGTTGCTTCTATCAATTAATGGTAACATTATCTTTCCTTTCGTAAAAAATGTGTCTGCCAATTTGTGTTACCTTCTGTAAATTTTTCCAGTTTGGACTAACATAATCAGCATGGTAGAACAATGCCCCCTTTGTTGGATCTTCTAATTTTTCATAGTTCACATAAAAGTTAATGGCTACTTTTACAATCTCATTATACTTCATATTATTCGTTTCTGTCAAGACATTATTGGTAGAGATGTACTTTGGAGTTTCTTCACACCACCATGAAAATTGACATACCACTCTTTTGTTTCCAATACTTTCAACTTTCGTTTTCTGCTTTACCACATCGCAGATAGTATCTGGAAAGTATGAAGAGTTTACACGATTCATTGTAACAAATGCCACGGCATACTGCCCTTGAAGTGGTTCATTTCGTGCTTCAAAATAAATGTTCTCTGCTAAACACTCGATTTGTTTTTGTGTATCTTTTGTCATTCTTTCGAATGGCACATTATATTGTGGTACACCTGCAAATGATGCTTGTTTAAGATATACAAAAATCAAACCGAAACAGATAAGCATAAACAATGAAATCTTATGAATTGACTTCATGCATTCTCCTTTTAAAGGTTGATTAAATCTGGTCTACATAGTCTGAACATATTGCATAGCACTTGAGTTCTTTCGTTTTTTCAAGTGGCATGAATGTTTCAGGCATTACACATACGCTGATATCAGTTAAGTCTTGTTTAGGATATGTCCAAATGTAGCCATAGTTTGTGACGGCATATGCGTCACCTTCATGCCAAAAGAAATGATATTTTGATGAATTCAAACATAAAAAATGTAATGCTTCAAGATTCTTGGCATGGATCCAGAGTTTATCGTTTCTAAGAAAACTCTCTGGAACTTCGTATTGAGCCTCATTGTGTCCGAGATATAGTTGATTGCCGTGCTTCCACACATCAATCTCACAATCATAACCAATTCGTAAAGCATATTCGATTTGATCAGGACTGTTTTCTAAATCTGTCGGACCGTTTGTTAGCCCTCTATGTGCGATTAACTTCATACTTGTCGGATGGAACACTCGGCCAGCGAATAACAATTAATTCTACATCGGATAAAAACTCAACATCCGATACTTCATTGGCTTCGTATATCCACATATCTCCTTCTCTTAAAATTTGTCCAGAAACTTTCAATTCACCTTTGATAATATAATTTAATTCTGTAGTAACTTTATGATAATGGGGGTATGTAGG